CAAACCATTATAATCTTCACCAAATAAATCAACTTTATATCGTGTATTATTATTTGATCTTAATTCGCTGCTAAATATTACACCACTCATTTGTTATCTTGAAAATCCTTTTTCTCTATTTTGAACAAGTATTAAATCTCTGCCTGAAACCTTTGTTTCAAGAGCAATTGGATTCATTTGTGGTGAACCCATACCACCAACACCCCCCATTGATGGACTTGCTGAACCACCACCTTCAGTTTGTATTCCTTTCTTACTTAAATTCGATATTGCTGCACCAGCTGCAACCAATGCAATACCACCAGCAATTGCAAGTGCTGGATTCATTGATTTAATAGATGCCTGAACCATTGCTTCAGCTATACCGATAGCAATCATAGCTTCACCAAATTGACCCATAAAACCGCCAATTGAATTAAGTAATCCACGACCAAAATCTTCCATTGTCGTATCACCACCACTCATGACATCCCCCATGAATTGACCAAAAGAAACAAGTCCTTCAGTAGCTAATGATTTTAAACCACTGGTTAATGCTTCACCAGCTTCCGCACCCATTTTTTGAAATATATTTGGTTCAAATACAATACCAAGTTCTTCATTTGTTAATGGCTTAATGTCTATTTTTGCAGTCGGATTTAGCTTTTTTTCAATCTTGGGTTTCATATTCTCTAATATTTTACCCAATCCACTCCAATCAGCGGTGATTTTTAACTTTCTTTCCTTTGTTAAAAGTTCCTCCTCGAACAAGTTCAATTCACGTGTTGCAACTAATTTATCACGTTCTGATTCAGCCGTTTTTATTTTTAATTTTAATAGTTGACGTTCCTTTTTTATCAATTCATCTTGTGTCGCACCTTGTGCTTTTGCCAATTTTAATTGATATTCAGCACTATCAACAATTTGATTTATCGTGTCTTTTGCTTCATCAGCATTTTCAGGAGCAATATCAAGCGCACTTTCAGTATCTAAATCAATTAGTTCACCAAATTCTTTTTTAATGTTTTCAACAGTTTCAGAAAAAGGTTTAAAATCCTTTTTTGATTTTCTTGCAGTCATCTTCAGACCATTGAAAAACTTTGTCGCTCCCAAATCAACATTAAACATTGATGCAAATTTATCAATGGACTTGACAATGTCTGCAACTGCATCAACTGTTGTGTTTACTATATCAACCCAAATATTATAAAAATAATCTCCAAACGCTTCAAGATTATCCCTGACATACATGAATGCAGCTGCTAAAATCCCAAGTACGACAATGATTGCAACTATTGTCAAAATAATTGGATTCGCTGCCAAAATTGCTAATGCAGCATTAACAACACCAACCGCCAACGCAATTGGTCCAAGCAATGCAAGTAATCCACCAACAACAGTAATTGCAATCTTTACATATTTGTTTGTGTTAGCAAAACCAATGGCTAACAATGAAAGAATATCCGCAATTTTTCCAATTGCTGGAGCCATAATTGCACCAAATTCAATACCAAGCCCTTCAGTAGCGGATTTCAAACGCATCATTGCACCTTCTGATGTATTGTCCATGATTTCAGCCATTCCAGCAGCAGTCACGCTGGTATCATTTAGTTTGGTATTCATTTCATCAATTGCATCTTGATTTTCTGCAAGTTTTACTGCTACAGTTGCGTTTTCTTGACCAAACATATTCATAGCAGTAATTGATGGTGTGGTTGAGTTTCTAATTTTCTCCATCGCATCATTAAATGACAACCCTTGTTGTGCAGTTTTTAAGAAAATGTTTTTCAACCCAGTTCCAGCGGTTGTTGCACGAATATTATTGTTTGCAAGTACCCCAAGCATTGCAGTTGTTTCCGTCAACGATATGCCCAAACTTGATGCAACCGCACCAACTTTTGGCATTGAATCAGAAAATTTTTGCAAATCCAATGCACTTCCTGAAAAAGCTCTTGCCATTACATCAGTAACCGCACCCATTTCTGAAGCATCTAACCCAAAACCTCTTAATGTACCACCAGCAATTTCAGCGGATTGTGCCAAATCTTCACCAGTTGCAAGAGCAAGATCCAACGTTGCCCCAGTTATTTTTTGAATCTCTGAAGAACTAAACCCAAGTTTAGAGTAATTTAACATTAATTCTGAAACTTCAGATGCACTGAATCGTGTTGCAATACCTAAATCTTTTGAAAGATTCGTTAGATTTTCAAAGTCTTTTCCAGTCGAACCAGTTATTGCTTGAACTTTTGCCATTGATTGTTCAAACGTTGCAAATGTTTTAAATGCAGCCCCCCCCAATAATGCAATTGGTGCAGTCAATGATAATGACATTGATTTTCCAATTGACATCATTTTTTTGCTTGTCGATTGTAATTGTCTTTGTAAATTTTGACTTGAATTGCTGAACGCTTTCAAATCCCATCCAATTCTGAAATTTATGTTTTTTCTTGCCATTTTTTATTTGAACCAATTTGGTTTTAATTTCTTCAATTGTTCAATTTCTGCTTTTGTATATGGATTTGATTTTGTTCCTTTTTTTGCTTGTGTTTCTTCCCAATCAAACTTAATTAAGTCTTGTGGTTTTTTAATTCTTTTTTGCCCTTGTGATTTTAAAGTGACAAAAGAAATAAGTCTTGATGTTTCCCAGTGAACACGTGAATTAATGTTTTCATTCAACCGATGTCCAACATAAGCATCATAAATTTCAACCATTGAATAATTATCTAAACATAAAGGAGTTTGTTTCAAAACACCAAGAACAAACCCCCTTATAAAATTAATCAATGGCAAACCTACTTTTTTGCTTCTTTGCCTAAATTATTAAACGATGCCATATCACTTGACATTGCTTCAGTTATAACATTAATTAAACTAATGTCATCATCAATTGCATCAATAATGAAATCCTTTGAAACCTTTTCACCACACGCTTTCATTCCTGAATAAGCAATGTCAACTATTGATTCCATCATAATGTTTTCACCTAATGTTGCAACACTTTTTCCAGTTTCTTTTTCAAACATCATTAATGCTTTGAAACCGAATTTAAATTTGTACTCTTTGTTTTTAATTTTAATCATATTCTTTATTGGTTTATATATTGAAAAAAAGGGATAGGCAAAGACCCACCCCTTTTTACACAATATAACAAAAATCAAAAATTATACTACCGCAGCTTTTGTCACTGCACCAGTTCCTTCAAAAGATACTGAAAAAGTACTTGATTCTTCAAGTCCATCAGTTCTTTCAAGTGATGTAATAAAGCAATCACCACTGTACTCCATGTCACCAGTTACATCGGTGGTCCATGTCACAACTACTTTAGTTCTTGCAGTAAATACACCATATAAATCTTCATACCCATAAGAAGCATCTTCAGCAAAAAATCCTTCAGCTGAACCACTAAATGATTTTTGTCCTTCCAATGATTCTTTCCAGCCGTTTGAGTCTTTTGTTGACGCGTCTCTTGTTGACATATCAAATGTCAATGAGTTTGATGTTAAGTGTGCAATAGTCACACCTCCAACTTGTATCTTTGCTAATGTTCCATTCAGGATCCCTGTACTTGCCATTTTTTTATTCTTTTAAATTTTATACAATATTAATTACTACTTTTTTTCTTTTTTGTAACTTTTTTAACTTTCGGTTTTTCTTCATTGTCCATTGCTATTTGAACAATGTGTTCAACCATTTCTTCTTCGGTAAAACCATCAAGTGCTTTTGCAACTTTTAATGATATTAATTCCTTACCTAATTTATTCGATACACGTAATTGTGTACCTTCAGGTAATGTTCTCGTATGGATTGCATAATCCGTTGTTAGTTCTATTCTCATAAATTGTTTTTTGCTTTTTTATAAATATATTTTTCTAATTCTTTACTTGCCCTTTGTTCAACTTGTCCACCTACTGAATTAACTGATTTAGCAATAAAATCATTTTCAGGAACTCTTTTTTTCCCCCACCTATAACCAAACTGAATAAAAAAAGCATAAAATCCATCATACTTTTGTTTTGTTCCAATTCTTGGACCTATCAACACATTTGGATAATGTTTCATTGGTGATGTTTTTATTGCCATTGATTTTTTCAAATCTCCAGGATAATAAATTTTGTCACGATACAATATTGCATTGTCTGCAACTGGTGTGTTTTCTTTTACTTTTTTTAATAAAGGCTTTGATTGTCTTTTTAATATTTT